AAGGTCAAGAATAACAACGCTATCTTTGCCTCCTGAGAAACCAAGCGACATCGGTTCATCACGTTCCATGCTACGAAGAAAGTCGATTGCTTGTTGTTCTTTTTTATTCATTACTAAATTGTTATACGTTAATCCTTGAATCATTCAAGAACTTGCAAGGTTTAATCAATTATCTAATTCTGCTATTCTCTTAAAAATATTATACACAAGTTGTGGGCACATTGAATTTCCATAAGCATGAAATACTTCTTCTTTTAATCGAGATTTGCCATACAATTCAGATGATCTATCGGAAAGCCCATAACCCACGCTACAAACTGGTGGTTGACCAGCCCACGTAACCCCAACCGATAAAGCTGTTCCGGCAAACAGCCTGCGCTCCTTGACAATCGTCTTGCATACATTGGAGAAGAAAGATTCTCCCTCCGGTAATCGGATGCCGTCGGAGTAAGCAACCAAGTAACATCGAGCTCTTCTTTGGGGCGCACCTGCGTCTGAAGCGTACATAATCTTCCATTCCGCATTGTACCCCAATCTGGAAAGCGAATGGAGGATTTTTGCAAAGTCTCTTCCGTTGTTAACTCTTGTGATATTGGCAACATTTTCTGCGACAACCCAGAGAGGTCGGATCTCATCAACCGCCCGGCACATGTGCCACCACAATCCTGTTCTTTCTCCTTCAAGGCCGAGCTGACCCTTTCCTCCTGCCTGCTTTGCCTTACTTGCATCTTGACAGGGGAAACCGCCTGTAAGGATATCCACTCGGTTTCTCCAAAGATTAAAGTCTGTTTTGGTAATATCTGCATAACTTGTACTTTTAAATCGTTTATCTAAAAAGCTACGGCAAAAATCATTTATCTCGCAATGAAAAACATTTTCCCAACCCATCCATTCAGATGCAAGTTCAGGAGCGCCAATCCCGCTAAATAAAGAACCGTGAGTTTTATTCATATCATTCGTTGTTTAATTAATCACACCCATTAAGTAGTCTGATATTGCGTAGACTACCAGATAAAATAAGATGTTAACTCCTAGGAGAAGGAGGATGTTTAGCAACACTCTCATAACTAATCCAGCTCCTCACTACTTTTGAAAATATGAGCGAACGTACTTTTTTCGTCTGATAGATTGAGACCAAGTTGTGACGGAAAACGCTTGATGTAATTATAAAATTCAAACATCTTTTTATCATCATCTCCACATCTGTCAATTAACAACCTGATAAACGCAAGAAGACAATCGGAGTCGTTGCCGAAATTTTCCTGAGTGGAAAACTGAGTCTTATCAACATCTTGTTTCAATTTACGGATAGCGGCTATTGCAGTGTTGAAATTACGTTTTGCATCGTAACGCAGTTCATAGCCTTGTTTACCCATTTCACTTCTCAAGTCATAGAGAAGGGTTTCTACAACATCTGTCAACACATAGGTTAAGTTGAGTGTTGTATTAAGATTTGTTGTTCCTACTAACATGATTTATTATACATTTATCGATTCCATTTATACGCCATGACTTATGAAATGGCTGCTTTACTTTTGTATATAACCGGCACCGTTTGCATATTGGTTTCAGATGCCTTCCGTCGTAATGAATACCGTTACAGATTACCGGATAACCTTGGAGTATCATCTATTCGGGTATTAGCATTGTCATTTAGTAGGTAGATCACAAGCATAGATTGTGTGAGCCTGTTAAGTACCACTTCTTTTTCTGTTAATTTTTTAATTGTTTTCATTGCTCTTATATTTTTATTTATTGATAAACATTGACTTAGTCTTAAATCCAGACATTGTATTGACTATTTTCCCATAAAGAAATAAAGCGTTGGAACAATCGATTTCAAGACTAGAATTAGATGATTTTACAATATCACTTCTTAAATCTTGATTAGCGATAAGGAATGCTTCTTTTTGACTTATAGAATCAAAAGTTAATTGAACTGCAATAATTACTCGACAAGGAGCATTTAATTTACTAGCAAAATCCATAGCCGACAGTTCGTCATCAAAACTTTTTGGTTTATTGGGGCTATAAACTTTATAAATACATCCCTTAAAATAAGAACAGTTTTTTAAACGTTTAATGTTGCTTGATTTCATAACTTATATAATTTTTAATTTACAGGTATAAAGTTACTCATTTTGCTAATTGTAAACAAACGTTACCTTCCTTATTTATATGGCTTTATATTAAATTAACTTGCTGTAAATCAGCTATTTTCTTCTACTATTCCCTCTAAGGGGGATAAGGTTGAAACTTTTAAATCGGTCAACAAGTCGATCAGCAAAACGCTTTTTAAATTCTTCTGCATCAAGATTACTTGTTATGTGATACATCTTGCCAAATTGTTGGTAAATCTCATATCTTGCATATAAAAATTCATCTATCACACTATTTAGACTAGTGCCATAACTTTTCTGATTCTCCGTTTCCAGTCCTATATCGTTTAAGCAGATATTAAAAGGTTCCGGTTTAAACCCTTTCGATTGTCCTTCATTGAACGTATGTCGGTCGATATGACCATTCATCTTGTAATAGTTCATCATTTGAGTAACCGATAGATTCTCAAAAGTATTCGGGTTATGAGTCAATCGTAAATAATCAGAAAAAATCTGCATAAGCATCGTTTTACCAGTACCGGGTTCTCCGACAAGTAGCAGGTTTTTATGGATTTTGTAATCTTCATCTGGAAAAACTTGTTCTGCATACCGGCATCCATTGAAGTAGTAAAGCAGGAAAGACAACACTTTCGAGTTGTTTTCGTCTACTTCAAACTCTCTGAATTCACGCCCCATATAGTTATTCCCGATATACCTGATAAAATCACGATGGGCATAAAACTCATTGGGATTCGTCAAGTCATATTCAAAATCTTGAAGAATAGTCTTTCTGTGGCGCTCTATCAGATTCCCTATCTGCTCCTTTTTCAGCTTTGCTGCAAACGAATTTCTCTGTTGAACCTGTTGTAGTTGATCCGATAGTTCCTTTTCCTGAATTTCCATTTTTTGCCTTAGAAACGATTTCGTTATACTTCGAGTTAATATTAGCTACGCTAAAGTTATCCAGTAACCAACTATCCTTGACGGAAGTGAGGAACACTTGGAGAGCGTACAACACAGAGGCATCATCAACGGGCATCTGTCTTTGTTCCCGTGAAAATGTTAGCTTACGAAGCAACTGGGACATATTGCCAGCATCTTTGGCAGTCCAGTAATATTCTTCGCCAAAAGTATTTCTGAAATGTTCTTCAAAAGCCTTTCGAGCGTTAGCATTTAGGATATTAGCCCGTTTAGGCTTTGCAGGATTGTCTTTAGCAATCTTTTCTTCAAGTTCCTTAATTCTGGCTAAAGCCTCATTCAAGGCATGATCTTTTTCAGAAATAGCTTTTTCTAAATCCTCAAACCCCTTGGGGGGTGTGGGGGGAATAATAATATTCTCTTTCCTTTCCTTTCCTTTACTTTGTGTGATTACTTCGGAGTTTATTGGCATTTCTTCCGAATTAATAGCTATTTCTTCCGAAGGAATTACAGTTTCTTCATCAGGAACAATAATAGAGAACTCTTCGACTCTACTTTTCCGCTTCGCTTGTCTGCATATAAAGTTGTACTGTTTCTGAATTCCTTTAGATGTTAAAATCTTCTCCTTATCATATAATTCTTTGGATAATAACCCTAGTGCCATACAGCATTTAATGACCTCAAGTATATACGACTCTTCAAACCCGGTTTGTTCCGATATAATGAAAGCCAACTCTTCATCCCACCTCACGTAGTACCCACTTTTGTAGATAAGACATAGCAGGAGAGCATATACAGTTATAGCCTTGCCACTCTGGTACTTGATTAGTTTCCTTATCTTTATGTCTTGAAAGAAATTTATATCAAAAGGAAAGTAGTCCAGCCCAACTTCTTTATTTCGAGCCATATTAAGTATTCATATATTAAAAACAGCGGCTTTCAAGTTTCTATACCTTTGATGTGGGATTAAGGTATGTACTCCAAGAAAGCCTGTTTAATATCTTGTTTATCATCAAATCCCACTAAGATGATTAATTATTTTTCACGGTGTAAAGCTAAACAAAAGTGGCATAAAAACAATCACTTAATATCTATTATTTTTCCGTGATTAACTTTTTTTCTAATATCCAGTCTTATTTAGCCGTAAAGCTTCCTTTTCATAACTCAATAGAGTGCGTAATGCGTCTAACTGATGCGTTGCTGAAGCGTTAAGTCGATCTAGTCGATCAACTAAGAATGATTCGTTTTCTGCAATACTATCAAGTAGGGCATTTTGTACTTTTGCAGACAAACAGTTTTCCTGCGCTATCTTAATAATGGTGTTTTGTATTTCATCCGATTTTCTTTTGCGAAGCATTCTTTTAGCATCTGCAAGCATTTCACCGGTTCTTACTACATATACCATAGTAGCCGCAATCCTTTCCTGTATTTCTGTAGGGTTGTTTTGGCATGTGATATTCAAGAATCCACTTATTTCTTCCATTTCCTGTATAATAGGAAATAGAGGACAATCATCTATCTTGCATTCTCCTGAAGAATTATTTTTAGGGCAGTATTTACAGTTTATTTCCATAATGATGTAATATTAATCTTTTGGTGAAAATTCATATTTGATCTCTTTATCGTCAAGTATGTATTTCTTGAATAACTCATTTACATCTATTCCGTTATGTTCCAGATATAAGATGTATGTATAGAAAAGAGCAGCTGCGCTTCCTTCTGTCAAATACATATTCGTTTGGGTAGCGCGTCCGGAACTTTGAGGATTTTCTACCGATAGCAGGTAGGCATCTTCTTCTGTATGCGCAACGGCAACAAGACGGTGATCTGAAAATTCGCACCGGACCATATCTGTGATTGCTACTTTTCTTGCAGATTCATTATCAAATCCAATGGTAATTTCACCAATGTTTTTACTTTCTTCCATAAGAGGTACTATGCTTTTATAGAGTCGTTAATGTATAATACCAACATTTCTCCTAATGGATGAAAACACTTAAGACCATTAAAAACAAGCCATGCACTCATGCCGCTGTGCCCTTGCTTGGAGAACAAAGACCGGCATATTTCAAATCTTTCCAGTTCTTTTTTAGAGGTATCATTCAATACTGCAACCAATTCTAACCAGCAGTCAAGTTCCATGCCATGATAGAGACCATTCAACCTGATAGGAACAATTTCATTCCATAATTCCAAATATCCTTCCGGAATAATGCCTATTGCACGTTTTCTGTAATCTTCGGTTAATTGAGGGATTTTAGCTTTGAACTCCGCTTCCTTACGCTCATACTCTTCGTGCATTTTGCGGATATATTCATCGTGTTCTGCTTTTGACTTACCGGTCACTTTAACAAACACTTCATCGAGAGAATCAGTAGAATACAACGTTTTCTCGTTAAATTCACCATAACATGGTGCATTGTCCTGCAATTCTTGATATGCTTTATCAAGATTGATTCCTGGGTAAAATTCAATTTTCTTCATTGTTTAATTTATTAAGAGTTGATTAATTCAGGATTATCGTGTATATTGCTAATCACTTCTATTTTATTATTAAAATCTTCCACTACAGTGCCATATAACGACCATCTTTTTTCACCTGTTGGATGATTGATATAAACGACATCATAGCAATAGCCTCTGGCACCACCTTTTACCCATCCTATAATTTTACCATTTGCTCCAAGAATATCTCCTTCATAGATTTCCTTGCCGTTTTTGTCAAATAGTCCGGTGAACTGACCTATGGTGCCTCTGTCTACTTCTATCGAAGACAAATCAATTGAATTAATATCGTTGATGTAGTCTTCATCGGCAAGATATCCATATACCCATTCGCCATTATCTATCCGCTTTCCTCTGAATTTTATTTCACAATTCATTTTATTTCTCCGTTTTAAGTTCTTCCAGTATTTCATCGAAAGAAGGGATAGGCATCCAATGGGTTATATCTTTATCTTCAACCCATCCATTGCTCAATGCCCATATGCCTTTGTTATATCCTTTATGTCTCCGCAGCCATCCTATGACATAATGCCGGATGGAGTTCTTATCATAAAGAAGAACTTCCTTGTCTGGCTCTGGCAACCGCTCTTCCACACTTATCCAAGTGGATTGCTTTGCCTGCCATTCTGCACCTTTTCGAAACATATTGAGCATTGCATTTCTGTCATATACAAGCCCCTCAAATGATAGATTTCTTGACGTACAAGCATAACTGAAAAACAATTCATTTATTGCTGCCGATTCTAATGTCTGTTTCATACTACTCTGTTTTACGATTTTCTCTTAATCTTTCTTCATTAACGGTCGTATTAGAAATGTCGCAAAGATTAGAAATAGTATTTGTATTATTGGGTTTGCAATACAAACACATTTGGGTAAAAGGTGAATATACCCTTCCACACTTCGGACAAATCCATCCTTGCTGTCCAAACATTCCGTTATACGGATTGATTACGCTTGATTCTTGTTTCATAATACTAATTATTTATGTTGTTAATAAAATTGTTTTATGCACTATTTTCAACTCTATATTACTTTGAATAATCAAAGATGATATTTGTTATTTCAAATTGCATGATTCTCTTAGAACCACTAAAACCGGTAAAACAGTGACAACCATTTTTCAGATTGTCACTGCATCGATTGGCATCAACTTAATGTGTCAGACCGAAGCCCCAACACAACTTTCATCTTAGTTAGTTCCTATCCGGCTACCGTAATCGAAGTATTCGATTTTGTTACGGGGAGACCGAGAATTTTTTAAACTATCCGACAGTTCAGATCTTAACTTTTCGTTTTCAGCTTTTAACCGATAACACTCCGCTCTGTATTGAGCACATTCAGTGAATGACTTTAACATTGCGAGGTATTGGCTTATTTCTACCTTAATCATTGCTTTATAGTTTGTATTATTATCTTATTATACTTCCATTAAGACGCTGCGTGGTCCTTATATAGTCATCCAGTAGTTCATGAAGAATGAAGTCCGGATAAACATTGATTGCACCGAAACGTTCGATATTTACCTTATTGACCGGATACCCCCTTTTTCTGCATAATCGTGCAGCATCATTACTAAGCTTCGAAATGTCACTCACATAAATCGGTAGTTTGTACCTCTGGATATATGATGACATGGTGGAGCACCCATAGTTACCAATGCACTTTGAAGACAACTTTTTTATTTCCTCTTCGAGCGCGCTTAATCTTAGCTCTGTAGTTTTAAGCCTTTTCTCCTGTTCCACATTCGTTTTGGCCAACTGAAGGATAAGTTCTGCTTGGCTCATTTCAACTGTTGAGTTCAAAATATTGTCCATTGCTCTAAATTTTAATGTTCTGATTATTCGGTTATTTCTTTGATTGAAAGCTCAGGAAATCTATCTCCTTTCACGTGCATTGACATAACATACATATAGCAAAAATCAGCTGCCTGCTCGTATGTTGAGAACTTAAATGTTACGCTTGAACCATTCTTAGAAACTTCGTATCTCATTGTTTTATGTTTTAAAGTGTTAGTTAATCTCCTACATAATGGGCTCCATATCGACCGGTGCTATTCGGATTGTAATATGCCGAAGAAGGAATTGATAAATCATTGTATGCTTTGCTAGGAGTAGATTTAGCCGCTCTTCTTATAGCTTTGTTACTTTCTGTCAGGAATTTATCAGTTCGTGCTTTTACTGCTTCCTGCGTGAAGAGAGCTTGAAGTTTTGCAAGCTTCCAAGTTGCTTTAAGTACCTCACCGAAGGTCTTACCTTGCTGCTTGCCTGAATACTTATACGATCTGTGAGCGTTTTTCATTATCTCTGATAAATTGTAGCGTTTCATATATTTAGGAGTTAATTGTTATTAGTTCTTTTATTTGATGTAAAGATACAAGTTATAGCTTGTTTTACCAAGTATAACAACAAGGAAAAGCTTATCTTTAACTTTATTTATACAAGCTATAACTTGTCACGCAGGGAATATTACTACCTTTGCTATAAATATTAACCATTAATTATATGAGAATCAGAGAAGCCATAGAACAACAAGGAATGACTACACAAGATGTAGCTAAGAAAATGGGTATAACCCTAAGTGGTCTTAACCAGCATATATCAGGCAACCCTTCTATAAAGGTATTAACCAAAATAGCAGAAGCTATAAACGTCCCCATGTGGCAGCTATTCGCGTCCTCAGAAGAAGTGCAGCTTCCCTCAAACGCCCATTCTGTCAAATGCCCACACTGTGGGAACGAGTTCCCGGTTAGCGTGAATGTTGAACTAAAGCCAGAAAATAACGACTAAGTCAATAGTAATACATGGAAGCAAAAGAATTAAGGTTAGGAAACTATGTAAAGCTATCGAAAGATTACCAATACGTAGGAATTACAATACCTTCCGGAACTATATTCAAAGTAGAGAGTATTGAAACTAATTCCTTATACTTGAAATGTAATATAAAAGATGGGACCTTCTATGGTAAAATTCCGGTTTCTATGGTAGACTATATTCCTCTTACGGAAGGATTGATACTAGAGTGTGGATTCAGTGTTGAGCTTTATGAATTTCAAATAAAAGAGCAACGACTATTGACCATAAATGATTTTTGGATACTATATAATAGTCGTACTAATTTTTATGGAGTAATGCGCTCTAATGAAGTTTTTAAACAAATAGAATACCTGCATCAGCTTCAGAACATATACTTAGATTTGGCTGGAAAAGAGTTAGAAATAAGCTATGAATATCAAAGAGGTGAAATGTCTTTAATTTAGCTTATAACCTTTGTCCCCATTAGAAAAAACAATAGTAGTCAAAACAACAATTGAGAAAGGCTAACAAATAAGGGATGCATTTGGCACCCTTTTATTTATATCAACTACCCAATATCCCTATATTTTAGATGGGAAGAACATTAGGATATTTCCGGTAATACAATTTAGTCAATGTGGATTTAAGGCTATTATAGTCTTTGATAAAACCTAAATCTATCCATTGGGCTATCTGTAATTCCAACTCATACAATTCACGAATTTTAGCTTCATCGCCAATTTTATTACGCATTTCTGATTCATGCTTACCGTAGACTATGATGTTTAGAGACTTGGCCAAGTCCTTGACTTTTTGTTTGAATAGGTCATCTGGCAAAATAGAACTGACCGCTTTACACATGGATGGGTATGCATCACCAGCAAGATTGCGGAATTTTATCATTTCATCATAGACAAATTTGAGAACATCATATTTAAAAGACGGATTTATCCACATTGCAAAATCAATAAAAAGTAGTGGATGCATCCAGGTACCCGCATTATCCCCCTTATTTGCCCTTGATTTATGATAGGGGTAATTACCCCTATCATAATTTTCTCTTTCCATTATAGTGTAAATGAACTCTTTAGTGGAAGCTAAGCCGAAGTAGTCATTAACTTCCTTCTTCATACCTTTCAATTGATTCCACTGTTTCAATAAATTTGTAGCATTGAAAAACGCATCTTTAGTTCTCTGAATTACTTTAAAATCACCCATTGGGCGAATCATAATTTGGTTCGTTTTCATAATAAAGTCTTTTCGTTCGAGGACGTACCGCACTTCTTCATGCGGAGATAAAAAGGCGAAAGCCATGCAGGGGGTTATGACCTACACAGCTTTCTATATCTTAATCCTCTGATTAATTCTAATTTTAATAAGTATAACCCAACGCATTGCAAATATAATAATAATTTTTAAAAGTGATTATACGATCAACAATCAACGTATTCTTTTAACTATTTTGTGATTTGATTCTCAAATGAAATTGTTAACTTTGCATTAGAATGCATATATTTGAATACGCATTCACATAAATAAGTAACCAAGAACCCTAAACAAAATGACAAAATTTGAACAACAAAGAATTATAGAAATAGTGCTTTATATCCTTAATAAAACTGGGGGTATGGACTATTATCATCTGTTCAAGATATTATATTTTGCCAATCAACGAAGTTTGGTTGACTGGGGACAACTGATGATAGCGGATAAATTTTGTGCTCTTCCCCATGGACCAGTACCAACAATCTTGTATAGTACAATACAGGGGCAAAAAAGTGTTCTTTCAAAAATGAAAGACGATGTTTATGTCGTAGATTACTATCTATTATCCAAACGTGAACCGGATATGGATTATCTTTCACAATATGATAAAGATACGTTAGATTTATGCATCTCCAAATACGGGAAAATGAGTTTTAAGGAGTTGGAAAGAACTTCTCATACAACTTGTTGGCAAAAAGCGAGAGACAAAAAGGGGAATCATGTTATTGATCCGGGGGATATTGCCCTTGACGGAGGAGCTAATGATGAACTTGTAAAATATATTAATGATTCAATAGCATTTGATGAAACCTTCGGAAATTAAGATAGGAGATGTATTTTACGTTACGATGAACAAGGCCAATGGAGTAGTACCAAAACCTGGAGATACCAGCCGTGATAAATTTTTTGTAGTACTTGGTTTTGATAACGATGGAAACGTTTATGGTGGTGTCATTTTTAACTCCTTTATTAATATGAATCTGCCACCTAATGTACAAGCAATGCAGCATCTTATAAAAGGGGAAAGTTATAATTTCCTTTCATATGACAGCTACATAGATTGCTCTTCAATTAAAATAGTGAAAAAGAACAAGCTTCTTAAAAGTACTAGTTTAGGCACATTGGATGAGGAAGATATTAGCCTTGTTTGCGATAAGATAAAAAGTAACTCTCGAATCAATAAAGCCGAATTAAAAAGGTTTGGACTAATTGATAAATAAAGCCAGACATTACATCTGGCTTTATTTATTCCAATGCAGTAATAAGGCAGATTAAAAGCTGAAAACAAAATGTCAAAGAACGATTTGCCGATAATAGGAGTTGAGCCAATCGACACAGGGTTTATTTTTCAAAATCAATTTGCGCAGACAATATTTCTAACAAAGCCTGCAATTGTCCAACGATGTAAGGTTTTATATCCTCACTACAATTACTCGTAAATGCAACAAGCTTTCCTGATAGCTTATGCCATTCTTCTAACTCATTCGGTTTCATAGGTGTCAATCTTTAAAATTGGGAATTTGCACATAAAAACTAAACCGAGACATTGGACGCCAACTAATACTTTCTTCATTGCAGTAGTTCCACGATTTTTCTCCAAAACGGTTATCAAACGCCTGAACTATTCTGTCAATATAAGATTGAAATAATGGAGTGTTTAATTTTCTACGTATACCAATCGACAAAGAGGGAGCATAAATAGATATTTTGTATTCCGCCCCTTCATCTATACTCCAATGACTACCATGAGTAACTGTGATATGAGGATTATTTTTGTCTTTATATTCATCAGAAATACTCCAATATAAATCATGATGTGAAATTGCTTCTGATTCATAGACTTTCAATCCAGTAGCATCTTTTATCAGTTTCTTTAAGCAACGCATATCTTTTATGATTTGAGAAACAGCCATAACTACATGTTATTCAAATAATCAGTTACCACTTTAATGAAATCGTCAAGAGAACGGCAGACAACATATTTATTTCCAGCCGCTTCACATTCCTTTTGCCATTCTTTTTGTACTGTTCTTTGGTACTCACCTGGCTTTTTCATTTCTATACACAAAGCACCGTAGAAACGATTACTTTTAAGAAGTATCAGATCTGCAACTCCCGAAAGCATCCCTTCTTCTTTCATGTATGCCCCGTTTCTAGCACTTCTTCTTGCTGCATTAGGAACAGCAAATAAGATGTTTCTTAATTGGGGGTATTGGAGGCGAAACCATCTAATACAAGATGCTTGTATCTTATGTTCTTCACTTTTTGGCTTTCTGCGAATATTGGTTCCGCAATATTTAGCTTTCATTTCTTCGTATGTCATAATACCCTAGCAAGTTTAAAATCAAGCAACATCAATAACTCATTGAATTTCTCTTTATACCAAAGAGGCTGTGTTTCTTTTGGATTATTAGGGTTGACTTGGTTCTCACCATACGACCGACCGGATTCGGTTATTGATTTGAAATGCTTATCTTTGCCTTTTGATGATTTCCTTTTAATATCACATAAGATACCTTTCTGAATCGCTCTTTGATTAAACGCTTGTGCGCTGATGGATAAACCCGTTTCTTTGAGCAATTCAGTAGCGGACTTTACTACTCCTTTGCTTGGGGTATAATCGGGTGTCGGTAATCCAAGAGGATCTGCGATGCTCTTAGCTAACATCAATTTAGATGTACCGTTTAAATTAAGTGTTTTTATAAGCCATGTCGCAACCTTCATCTTGTCGGATATAGTCGGCTGTTTGTTCACTTCTGTTTTTACAGAATAGCCACCTGTCTTTCGGATAGTTGGAAGGACTTCTGATGTTATCCATTTTCGGAAAGGTTTAGCTCTGTCGCTATCACTTCTAATTATCACATCATACATTCCAGCTTCGGTTACAAAAGTAGCTTGCTGCGTTCCTCCTTTAGTCAAAAGGGGGTGCGTCAGACGCACGTCCCCGTCTAATCGACTTGCACACTTTGAAACATCTTTAATTCCGATTGCATGACATAAGTCTGACAAACAGAAAAGAGGTTCTTCACTTGTACCTGCGGTACGAATTTCTCCAAAGTTGGGGTTACTGAACAATTTAATGTCTTGTGCCATATATTTTAACTTTAACTATTATAGAGAGGAACAAATAACACACACCATTCCTCCCTTTTAAACTAATCTTCAATTATCGCCAATCTGGCAAATATTCTTCACTGTTGGTCTCCTTCATTAGTATCTGATTTATTGTTAGGGATTACTTTTGTTTTACCTCCAGTTTTATCAACGATAACCGGTTTGCCACCTACTGTAGTTTCGGTACATTGCCCTTCAGGGAACTTATCAATAAAGCGAACTACTTCTTTATCTTCTGTTATATTACTTCCCTCTTTGGCTTCAAAAGGGAATACGTCTACAATAGGAGTTTCAGCTACCATGCCGATCTGATAATCTGCCATGGTTCCTTTCATGCCCTCATCCAGCTTTTTCACAGCATCACGCAAGTCGGCAGCTTGTACCAATACCTGTGTGGAAGTCTTTTTCTCTGCACCGCTTTTTTCGTCCAGCGTGATGAAAATAAGTTTGCATTTGAACCAACGGTCGGCACTTTCTTCGTCGCTGGGGAAAAGTTCACTGTAATTGGCACGTTTGATGTCCGATACTGTAAATTCCCCGGAAATGAAAGGAGTCATCTCCTCGATTATCTTTGCTTCCGCTTCCGTGAAGCTGAGAGCATCTACCAGATAAGGTTCCGTCACTTTCTTCTGCATTCCGTTTTCCATTACTTTTTCATAACGGATTTTACATTCAAACCATGTATGCATTGCCATAATTAATCCTCCTTTAAATTTTTGATACTATCTTCAAGCATTTCATTTAAGCATGTTCCACCATTGTAGAATTGCATAATATAGCTGTATGTCCCGTCATTGTTAGGAGTAAGGATTGAAATGTCCTGTGTATCCTCTTCTTCCTTGTCCTCAATGACTTCCCAAAGAACATCGTTGACCTCAATCACAATAGCTGGATAGGGATCATTTAACAATACTTCTTTATAAGTCTTATAATATGCCCCTAACTCTATTTTAAGAGTCTTGCATTTCTGTTCACACCACCCTTCGACAGTATAATTATTCAAATCGACTTTTTTAATTTTGCCAATATGTCTTTCCATTTCACTCATTATCAATCCTCCTCTTCTTTTATAAGTTTCTTAATTAATTCTTTATTCCATCCTTTAATAAGTCCATTTCCATCAATATTCATAATGATGTAGTCTCCATATCCTTCATCTGCCGGACACATGATCTTAGGCACATAGCCATTATAAGAAACAATAGCAGCATCATCCTCATCAATAATATCACATATAAAATCATCGCACACTTTATAATGTACATTGGCAGTTGTCCCTTGCCTCCAGTTGACTATTCGCCCTGTTTCAATCGCTATAATAGGTCGCCAACGATAATGATCTGAATATATATTATAGTCAGGGTATTTTTTTATCTGTACAGCGCAAGGCATAAGAGGTTTGCCTATACCTTTACTCTCGTGTAAATCAATGTCTTTTATTCCGTTTACTCTTGCATCCTCCCAATAGCGGACACCAGCATCTACTTTCAAGTAGACTGCCTCAAACTCTGTTGGTTTGTTGATTGTAATTTTCATATACAATATCTTTTAAGTGAAATAATACATTTTGTTATTAAGTATCATACTCCCAAATGAAACTTCCAGCAGTTTTTCTTTCATGCCTTGCACAAGCTGCTATAGAGCCTTGATTAATCATTGTTTTCTTGCTTGCTTGACGAGTAGAATAAAAACGGTTTACTAATTTACCATATACATCATATTGGAGTATTGTTTTTGATGAATGGTTGTCTTTTCCTACTTTTCCTAAATTAGGAGATTTTCTTAATCCAGTTCTATATGCGTGCTTTTGATTATCAGAGGAGGAACACCATTCAAGATTTTCCACTCTATTATTTAACTTATTACCGTCTCTATGATTAACTTGTGGAAGATTATTAGGGTTAGGAATAAAAGCATTAGCAACAAGTTTATGTATAGTGAATCTATTCATTACACACTTTCTACTAAGACTAATATTCAAATAAGGGGAACAACTATTAGGCTTCAAAATTTTACTATGAACATATCTTACTCCATTTATATGGTTTACATATCTGCTCACAGATTTTACTCTACCTAAACTGGACACTTGGTATCTACCTTCATATCCAATTATATCTTTCCAAATTTCCTGTTCCATAATTATTTTTTTTAAGAGGAAGGAGCAAGGGCAGGCAACCTTTAATCCTATGCTATCTGGATATCTTTCCAAATATCAATAAATTGCTTTGCTGCATATTCTGCAAGCTCGCGTGTCCGAAATTTAAGGCGAGACCCGCTACCCGAATTCGCAAGCGCATAACCGCAAAACGAATCGCGGAAAGCGAAAGAGGAAGGAGACATTTCAAACCAAGGATAATACTTATATTCATTATAAGTATCCCAATCAGGAATCCATCCCTCGTTAAGTGCTTCTGCAATTACAATCATCTTATACTGCGCCTCAAAATGTTTGCGCATGTCAGTGGGAAGATTGGAAAAGTCAGGAACATCCGGTCTACCGGTCAACTTACGGGCATCATCAAAAGTTTTGACTAAATCTGTAATCTTTTTATTTTCTTTTTTCATGATAATAAATATTTAATTAAAGAATGAACTGTTTCCAAAGGTAAATAAATTGCTTTGCTGCATATTCTGACAATTCTTTATTTTTCAAGCAAAGGCGAGACCCGCTACCCGCAGACGCAAACGCAGAAACGAAATCCGAAGCGTCGAAAGCGAAAGAGGAAGGAGACCCATTAGTGACAAACCATGGGTACCATCTATAAACCCTATCATCACATACATCCGGTACCCAACCTTCGTTAAGGGCCTTGACAATGGTTGCCAACTTTTGATAAGCAATATCATGTTTAGTAAGACCGAGTTCCATCAACTTATTTTCATCAAGAGGACTGGTACTTAATTCGTGACATGCATCTTCATAGGTTTTAACTCTATCTGTTATCTTTTGAGAGAAAAAATCTTTTCCAAAAAACTCTTCTAGAATATATTTTAACTCGCAGGAACCACTTTTGTAGAGTTCTCTAGCTTTTTGTTCACTGATTTGTAAGGTTTTCATTGTCTATTTTATTTTTAAGTTTCTTACTAATTTTCCTGCATTGTCTTGCTTTATCACACTCACAAGGCTTCTTGCAATATTTATCAATTAGCTCTGCACTCTTATCAAGGAGCCGAATAATAGTCTGTACATCTGTTTTGCATACTTCCATTGTCTTTAAGTATATGTTTGCGAACCCAAGAGAAACCACCATATAGCCATCTGTTCTGTTTACACAATAATAACTTATTACCTTTGGGATAGAATATAACCCACCCAAATCCTTTTTTAGAAACAATGAATTCAAATCCAAAATCATTTCGTTGAATAACGTCATATCCTAAAGATTTGATAGCGGGAAGGATTGTGTTTACAAACTGACTATAACGCTCTTCTCTTCGATGTTTTACAAATTGTCCGTATTCTTTGCCTGCTTCACTCATGGCAATTCAATTTTATCAAAATAAATACCTTTTTCATTCATGAAGTCACCAAGGGCAATAATCAGTTCACGTGTAGTAGTGACCTTGAAAGCTCTCGTTAATAATTCAGGATGTTGTACTTTGGATTGACCAACAAAAGGTGTTTGTTCGTCAGATTTTTGTTCTGCCATAGTAAACGGATTGTTCGGACGTGATTTGCCCTGTTCTGCTTCAGCAACTTTACGAGCTTCTTCCTCTTGTTGCTTTTCTTGTTCCGCTCTAATCTTAGCTTCTTCCGCAGCCTTAGCTCGTTCGCGTTGTTCTTTCAGGCGGTTTGCGTATTGAATAGTAGAAGTGATATTGAGTGTATCCATATAATAAGTACGGAGAACATCAAAATCCTCACCAAAATCTTTCAGCGTAGATAGCTCGTTTTCAACTTTATCAAATATGGCATTAATATCCGAACAAACAGACTTCATGCTCACGGATTTGTTGAGCCACTCTGATTTAAATACCTTGTTGAAGTCTACAAGGTTTGCGTTCATTCCATCAAAGTAAGTCTTGATAGTAGATTTCTTCCTGTCCTTGTATTGCTGCTCGTTTTGCTTGACCACTGTGTCAATCTTGGCAGAACATTCACCTATGAGCTTTACCGTTTCGTTTACTACCTCCTTGAATTCTCCAAAAGGTTTCATAAACTCCTTCTCTATTTCAAGACGTTTGGAGTTAAGAGCTTTGGCAGCTTTGTTGAGAGAGGCTTTATCTCTCTTTGCCTGATCGATATTGTCATCCGTATAATTGGATATATCATACTTTGGCAAATTCGCCATTACAATATCTCGGATTTGCTTTGCGTTGGTAGTTAGACTACCTAACGTCTTTTCACTTACAACCAGTTCTAGGTCTTTTTCTTGAATTGCTAATTGTGTATTCATTGCTCTACATTTTTAAGTTTCTACTAAATTTGTCAGCTATGCGTTCTATGGTATCTGCATTTTCTTCGGAAATCCATTCTTTAGCGACATTCCAAGCTATACTTTTAGATGCTTTGAAATTGTCAATGCGTGTAGAATGATGCGACAAACGCCCTTCGGTAGGCTTCAATCCTCTGTCGTGAAGTTCGCATAAGCCATTGTGAAAGAACGAACAATAATCATCGCCCGATGCAATTTGGATCATAGGAACTGGGAAATTAATAACTCCCATTATCATTCCGGCTCCCCAAAGAGTGGGGAGTAACCGGTCTGAATAACCTGCATCTATTAATTTTTCAATATCCTGCGGAGTTCCTAAACATGGAGTATGGCATTGCATTTTACATAATGAACATTTACATTCACATGGCTTTCTACCTGTCTTTCGTATAATTCGCTGGAGTTGAGTCTCTTTTATTAACAGGTCATTCATTATTCTATATCAGCTATTTGGTTAATAATGTCGTCCGCCATTCTAATACGATTCTCCATTTCTGCAAAGACCCTTTCATCAGGTAGTATGTGTACAATATGAATAGGATCTATTTGAAAAGGATTATAAACTACAAAATCAGTACCTTGAGCTCCGGTGCACATCATGTGAGCACAACATTGGTAGAAGTATTTAGGATTCATTTCTAACAATGAGTCATTGTCATGAACATCAGATTTGTATCTCATAAATTTGCCTTGATCAAGACATTTGATTTCCAAACATAATTTGATTTGGCTATCTTCATCATAAAAGAAACCATCAGGACTACTTGCGAAATTAGGAATAGTAGGATGTTTACATGAACCGACTTCTATAATATGGAAGCCAGTTTTTTTAGCATAAAGATTACGAGCATATTCCTCTTGCTCATTACCCCACTGCATTGCTTTGGAGTTTACATTTACTTGTTGCAAGTATATCTCGAATGTATAATCATCATTTATAATATCGGGATCCATAAATCTTTCACCTGCAATTTGATAAATATAAGTTTTGGCGGCATCTGAAAAGCAGCCATTACGGCCACTCTTCATTAATACTCCGCATTCACTTCCTGTGATACATCCTAATCTTTTTCTGTACCATTCAATTGTATGTTGTGCTTCCATTATAATAATGTTTTTTGAGCCGGTTTGTCATTCGTGTTATTTTGAGGCTGATTTACAGGTTGCTCCGTTTTTGGTTGTTCTTCTACTCCTGCATTCTTAAGAGCAATTTCCGCAAGTTTGCTGGCTTTAGATTCTTTGTCTGTGACATCTTCATATTCAGCAAACTTAACTTCTTGTTCTTCTTGCGTGTACATTGCACCCAGTTGGGCTGGAAAAGCTTCACGTAATGCTTGGACTTTAGCAATCTTGGAAATCATGGTGGATTTTTTTTCATTCCATATAGATTGCTTTTTGTCGTATTCGGCAAGATTGACTTTCGCTATAATCGGAAATTTGCGGTCAGACCGGTAAACTTCGCACCACCCACCTACAAGTATATCAGTCTTTTCATTATAAAAACAGCCTTCCACCTCTACAATTTCGTTGTCTCTAATAATAATGATACCCGCCTTGAAACCTTCATATTTTTCACTAGCGTCAGCACGTTTAAAAAATGCTTCCTTGCTAACAATCATCTGTGCCGGCTGTTGCCCGAACTTAACAAGAAATGCTTCGTTCAGGAATGGATTAAGCTGGTTAAATTTACAAATACTAATAAACTGAACAATATCTTGATCGGATACCTGTCCGTTACCTTTAGTTAGATAGTTACGTACAATATCAAAAGATAATGCCACGTCGTTACCTGCAACTTGATAAATAGTTTTGCCTTTACCAAATATTGCCAATGCATCATTTTCCTGTTTTGTTAATTTGTTTTCCTCCATTGCTCAAATATTTTAAAGTTTAACAATATCTCGCCAACCCTTGCATTATGCAAAGGTTAGTTCTCTCCTCTTCTAAGCTTTTTTCTGTATATCCTGATGAAATGCCTGAAGCATGCAATTTTAACCTACTGTTGATTTCTTTTTTGACATCGGATATGTCTTCCTTTATAAGCTGGATTATTTCTTCTTTCGGTGAATATCCATATTCAGGAAGATATTCAAGGTTACTATATTCTACCTTTTTTAACTCAGATTCTAATTGCTGTAATTCATCATTCATGGAATTCTGATTTGAAAGTTTCATACGTGATACCGATAGCATCAAGTATTTCTCTTAATCTTCTGTTTTCTTTTTCCTTATTTTCAAGAAGACATTGTTCATACATAATTTTATATGTAAGTGAAGCTAAATCTTCATGACTCATTGATAGTAATTCTTCTTTTGTTTTCATTGCTCTTATGTACACTTTATATGTACTTTACTTTTAGTTTCACATCTATCGGTTTATCTTTCATAGAAGAGAAAGCATTGAGTATTTTGTCTTTCGTCAATCCGATCGGAATGTCTATAATCCTCTTATCTACAATTGTAAGAGGAAGTTTTCTTCCGCTATATGTTATCAGAATAATTTCTTGAATTATATACGGAGATTTACTCGTCTTCATGTTCGAATCTTTTATTGTGTTTTTCGATATACACCGAGAGATATCCGAAAATTCCCAATGAAATCCAAAAGGAAATATTATATGGATTTTCCGACAGTATCACCATCGCTATAAATGACAGAGTCCAAAGTGTTAAAACTGCATCTTTTCTCATAACTAATTGATTATCTTTTAATTACAATGTAAAACTACTTTATTTTTTACTTTAAAACAAATAATTGACTTGTAAAATATTTGTCTTTAACTTGATATAACTTTTTGATTACCAGTTATTTTAAAGTTGCATTTTTTATAACATCATAGGCATTGCAATACCATCTACCATTTTGTCGATTAGGAGGTATTTTTTCTGCACGAATATCACCAGACCCCACTAATCTGAATAACCGACCTCTCCCCCCAACTATATCAGCCGCTTCTCGCTGTCCAAAGGTTTTATCATTTAGTACAATTTTCAAAACGTCCTCATTAATCATATTGTCTAATCTTTAAAAAGGTTGTTCTTGTGCGCATATTGAATAAATTCTGATTTCTCATGAATACCAAGTTTGATATATACAGACTTGATATGATTCTTTACAGTATGAGGAGAAAGGTAAAGTTTGTCTGCTATCTCTTCGTTATTAGCTCCTTGGTATACCATTTGCATCACTCTCATTTCTGCATCTGATATACGACTGTAAAATTGTGGACAGCATATAATACCTTCGTACTTACATTCTCCACGCATAGGACATTTTACGCGTTCGAAGTTGAATCCTCCCTTTTTATCAATATCACGACTTGTGTTATCCAATTCTCCAAAATTACATTTGCAAAAACGTCTAACCATAAGGTACTGGAAGTATGGAATGTTTTGAGAACTCTTTTTATAACATTCCATCAATGAATTATAAGCATCCGAGTAACATTCACGTATACGATCTAATATACTTTTTATTAATCCTATATCTTTATCTGTAACAGGTTTATTGCTTCCGTCAGGGAACAGACACCAAAGTTCATCTTCAAATATGTAGAACTCTAAATCTTTCATTGCTTAATCATTTTGTTTAGACCATAATTCTTCGGGAGGTATCCCTGTTATTTCGGAAAGTATTGAAACATGAGAGGGCTTATTAGGTTTCATGCCATAAATAACCCAGTTTCTAACAGCAGTGAAAGATACTCCAGTCCGTTTCATTATCTCGTTGATAAATTCTGTTTTGGGATGAGTAGATTCCGGTAGATTTTGATAATAACCTTTTAAGGTCATTTTATGACCTTCATTAGGAAAAACTCTTGTTTTTAATTCATCTTTCATTATCTTTGCAGTGTTATATAATTAATAGTAATGCAAATATATCCATTTTATGGATAAATAGGGTATTTACACGCTTAAATATCCTTAAAATGGATAATAATTTTATTCGTATGGATAAAGAGCAAGAAAGCAGGCTGAAGCAGTTCAGGATTTACATGAATATGACGCAACAGCAAATGGCTGATTTACTGAATGTTGGTCAGAATACTTATTCAAGAATAGAAAATGGTATCACAGCTTTCAAAGATGTATACAAGAAAATAATAGAGGATAAGTATCACTTGACAACAGGATGGCTATCCGGTGCCGATGTACCTATGTTAAAAAAATACGATGCTGTGGCCGGTATTATAGGGAAAAGTATTCCTGAAAGTAACAGAGACCAATTAAAAGAGCAGATATTGGAAGAACTTGTAACACAAAGGATAGAGGGTAAAAATGAATCTATTTCCATGAGTCGAGAGGTGTTTGAGCAAATATCAAGATTAACAGAAACGGTGTTGTCTCAACAAAAAACAATTGAATCTATGCAAGAGCAAAATAGAAAATTTCTTGTCCAGCAGGGGGAGGATGTAAGATGTGCTCATGTAAGTGGGTCGGATATTTCAACAAACGACATAAAGAACCAAAATATAAATAAGGAATGAAAATATCAGAAGAGGGGATAGCTATAAGTCAACGTTTCTTCAAAGCAATAGCAATATTAAAGGAGCAAAAAAAGATTAGAGGATTACAGACTTTCACAAGAAAGCACAATCTGAATCGTTGGAACGTAAACCAAGTTAAATTCTATCCAAATAGAAGCGTATTAAAACCCGAATGGATTGTTTACTTACACGAAGATTATAATATATCTGTTGAGTGGATCATACTTGGAAAAGGTAATATGTTTGATGAGTAAATGTTCAAAAACTTATCCTTAACATTAATTCATTTCAAGTTAACTATTTTATTATCAAACCGTTATTCTATATTTTGGAGAAACATTCGTAACGCGTAGGTCGCCAGTTCAAGTCTGGCTAGCGGCTCTTGATAATAAAGCGTTAACTATCATCATAGTTAACGCTTTTTTCATAATATTGAACTGCATCTGATGAAACGAAATCAAAACAGGAAATTATTCAAAAAGAAATCACGTTCTAATTATAAATTAGGATGTATTATCGCTATTGTTATACTTATACCTGTTCTTTATGGTGTCTATTTGTATTGCCAACAGTTTAATACCCAAACGCAAAAAAGCAACGAACCACAAGTTAATACATCTTCTCAAATTCCTTCCGGCAGAAATTTGGAGATCCCTGTCTCATTAGCTCCCAAACAAGAGCAAATCATTCGACATACAGGATATACCGTTTCTTATAATAAAGATTTAAAACTTCCGAATTGGGTATCCTATGAACTTACCCGACAAGAAACCAAAGGAAAAGAAAAAAGAAGTAACCGTTTCATTGCCGATCCATTAGCAATAGGGACTATTGCAACAAATGCGGATTATACACGTTCAGGATATGATAAAGGACACATGGCACCGGCTGCAGATATGAAATGGAGTCCGAAAGCGATGAAAGAGTCGTTCTATTTTAGCAATATGTGCCCACAACATCCGCAATTAAATAGAAGAGGCTGGAAAAATTTGGAAGAAAAGATCCGGGACTGGGCTATTGCAGACAGCGCTGTCATCGTTATTTGCGGACCTATCATAGAAAGAGAATCGAAAACAATCGGAAAAAATAAAGTTGCAGTACCCCAACAGTTTTTCAAAGTAGTCCTCTCTCCTTTTGTCAAACCCATGCGAGCCATTGGTTTCTTATTCAATAATGAACAAGCAACAGATCCTCTTCACTCATATGTAGTTACCATAGACAGTATCGAACGACTTACACACATGGATTTCTTTGCAACTCTACCTGATGAAATTGAAAACAAAATAGAAGCCGAAGCCAATTATCACCAGTGGCCGAATTAA